AAACATACACGATATGTACGAGATTTACGACATCAACGGCGTTCGGCGTGTCTAACGCTCCAGGAGGATGGTGTAGATGTGGTCTAGGCGGGCTTCCAGCCTATTGACCTGCTCCTTGAGACTATGACCGTTGGCCTTGGGCCCTATCTCGGCCATGATTGAGCGCACTATGAACCTGACTGCTGCGTATAGTCCAGACAAGATGGCCATCACGCCTACTGTGACGGCCACCCATGCCTGGAGTTCCATCTTACTTCTTGCTTACGGTTATGGCTGCATCCTTAGGATCCACGGCGCGTAGTACCGGGCCAATGAAGCCTGCTAGAAGGGCGTTAAGCAGCACTTTAGGATCCGTGATGCCCGCCAAATAAAGAGCTGCTACTGAAGCCAGTGATGCTCTGAGATACGACAAGGCCGCCGTTTTGAGTTGTGAGTTCATTTCTTGTCTCCTTGTATTTTCTTGATTAATGCCTCCGCTTTGGCGGCACTAATATTTATCTCGAAGTGCATTTCATCCTTGCGGTTCTTGTAATCGCCTCCCCAAAGGCAACCATATTTATGAGCCAGGGCCCTGATCATTGGAACCTTAAGTGGATCAAAGGTATTTGTTTGCCCCAAAGGGTGCTTGGACGCGTTTAGATCTAAAGCCGTCCCGGATGAGTGATTGCTTAGCTTGGTGGTTTGCCCCCGGATTGGACGGTAACAATATCCCCAGTCATCGAGTGATCCAACATCCAAGGGTTCTATCAGCTCGTGAAACTCAGCAGCCAACCCAATGAGCAAGGGCGCAACCGCCTCCGCACAACGCAGCTTGATTCCCGTGCCCGGTACTGGATAGGACTTAATCCCTAACTCAGCCTGATCCTTGGAAGCGGGCCAACCGTTTGCACTTGTCTCCATTTAGCTGAGTAGCAACTTAGCTTCATCGGCAGTGATGCCTAATTTTGCTAAAAGAGCAGCCTTATCAGCAGCAGCCTTGGCTTCTTCTTCTGTTGGTTGATATGGCGCATTGACTTCTTCAAACCACGCCAATTCCTCAGCGTTCATTTCACGCTCAATGACCTCATCGGTATCCACATTATGAATTGTAATTGTTGGTTTTGTCATTAGTTTACTCCGTATAAAACATAGGTTCCGGCACTATTAAAATTTCCAGTTTGTGGAAATAATTGTATTGAAGTTATTACTATTGCATCGTTATTTGCCATCCCAGTTGTAAAAGATGCACTCGGCGCGCCATTACTGCCATTAACTCCAGCAATTTGACCAGTCCACAATTGCCTTGCAGCAGAGGTTGAATAAAAAGGAATAGTTAAAATAGCGTGAACATTATCGCCATAAGTTGAAACATTCCCACCAAATGAACCATAAGCCACACCACCTGTGCCTGAACCTGTAGCAGTTCCGTTTGATAAAGTGGTATATCCATAAAGAGAAGTTTTACTATTAAAAGTAAATCTTAACTCACTGCTAGTCACAAATGAAATGTTGTAAATCTCTAAAACAAGATGTTTATAGCTGCCACTAATTGAAGAAATGCTAACTGATGAACCGCTAAAAGAGCCAGTCGCTAATTGTGTCATTGAACCGCTTGATGCAGTCGCCCAACTAGGAATCCCGGCGGCGACTGTCAAGACTTGTCCAGTGCTGCCAATTCCAAGGCGTGCCGGCGTTGATCCGCTTGATGAGTAAATTGTGTCGCCTGTTGTAGTCATTGGGTTGGTCATGCCCGTGGTGTCCAGATTAGCCCAGGCACTTCCGGTGTAATAAGTCGTTACATTGGTGTCTTTAAGATAGGCAAACTGCCCTTCTTGCGGTGAGGTTATAGCCGTATCCCGCGCTGCTGCTGAGGCAAACACCAGCACCCCTTGCATAAGGTAGCCGTTAGTATCTGCCGCCGTAAGTACCTCACCAGTGGTAAAGGTCTTAAAGCCTAATCCTGCTGCCATTTCTCCTCCTTAGTAACTCAGCACACTGGTATCAAGTATGCCATGAAGCGTGCTATTTAGAATGAAACCATCGATTATGGGTTCAAGTGTCGTCATGCGAACCCGCCAAGAATTCGGTGTTATGTCCATCGACTTACCGAATACTTGTAGGGTCTTGGTCAGGGTTGTAGATCCTGGCTGGTTGGTGGTGATAGTAACTGGGTCAAAGTAATCCAGATCTAGGGCTGCAATGATTCCGGCATCGTAGTTGGCCGTGTATAAGTCGAGGAGGATTTCGTCACATCTCACGCTTGTCTCAGCTCTTGACGCGACATAAGCCTGAGCATAGTTAAGGGCGGTGGCGGTGTCCTGCATCAGCAGGTTTTGCTGGTTATAGGAATGCAGGAAGTACTTGGCAATACTGGCCGCATTTGACGCGCTCTGAGTAGCCAGGCCCGTAGCCGTAATATTGGCCTCGTTATACACCAGGGTGTCGTTTGTGACCCAGGTGGCGTTGAAATAATCAATCTCCGTGCCGTTATCGTTAAAGACTACTGGGGGCGCAGCTACGCTGGAAGCAGTGAGGTTCCTATCCTGGAAGACGAAGGATCCGGCGGCATCCACATAAAAAGCCCCGAATTCTGTTGTCTCGATTGTCTGACACGCCGCCAAAGCGGTTCTGGCCGTGCCCGGATCTGCCTGAACTGTCGTCAAACCCGGATCTACATCCCTCATGGAATTAGGCCAGGAAATAGCGTCCAGAAGATTATTAATTCTGGCCCCAGTTAGTTGACCTGCGCTAGTGCCTGCAACGGTAGAAATCTGAGCGTTCTGGGCCAATCTGAAGGCATCGACTGCATTTATGACCGTGTAAACAACATCGCCAACGGCCGATTGTGGGGTGGTGGTTGTGTAAGAAGTAATGAATCCGCTGAAGACTGGGTAAGTCACGCCGCCATAAGTGGCAGTTATCTGAACCTTACGCATAGGCGTAAGAAGCTGATAATAGGGCCCTGAAATATTCATCGGGTTGAAGTCACCATTTTGATCAACAATGCGCAGGGAAAGCGTGCCCGTCTGGAATTGGTCTGCCTGAGCATTGCGGCCACGCTTGGTGCTGATTGAGTCCACCACATTTGAGACATCCACAATCACTGCGGCAGCATCAGCTAAAACATTTGTTCCTAATATGCCTTGATCCAGAATGAGAGCTTGTGCGAAGCTAGGGCCCGTGCTGAAGTTAATGTAGGCATTAATCACAGGAAGCGTCATGCTGGTAAAGCCCCTGCGTAGGTTGTCAAGTAGCCGCGCCGTGCGATTTCGTTTAAGGCCATTTGAACCGCGTCAACAATGGTGTTCTCATCCGCCATGGATGGCCCTGTATTCACCGTGACAGAAATGGCTCCTGCGGGAACTTGACCTTCGCCTTGACCAGCTCCTCCGCCGGATCCAGCCACATAAATTGGAACTGGAATAACTGGGATGTTTGTGTCTGCGCCAAATATTTCTCCGGCTCTTTTCTGTGAGTCCGTAGTCGTGCCACCGCCTTGCGCTCCAATTGCTCCGCTATTATCTCCAGGCATTAATGGCGAACCGCCCACAAATGGCTTAGTTGCTCCGGCGTTACCAAAGCGTTCCCTGGAGTATTCCAAGGCAGAAAGCCATGTGATGATTCCTCCTGAAGCTTTGCCAGCTGAAGTTGCAAGATATACCAAAGCATCGCCAGCTTTTATTTCAGCATCGACTTTGTCTTTTTGAGCCTTGACCAAGGCATCGTTGGCGGCTTGAGCAGTCTTGCCAGTCTCATCCAGGATGGCTATCTGAGCCCGAATGCGGGCCTTTGTCTCTTCATCAGTCGCCTTGTTCAGAGCTGCATTTAAGCCGATGCGCTCTATATCAAACTTCTCCTTGAGCTTGTCTAAGGCAGCCTGATCCTTCTTCATCTGAGCTTCTTCTTTTGTAAGCTTATTCTTAGCAGAGAGCATGCTCAGCTCATCGGCTTTGGCCTTCTTTAATTTAAGAGCCGCTGCTTTATCAGCCTCAGCCATGTATTTATTTGCCGCTGCGCCACCATATTGGCGGCGTGCCAGCATGTCGGATTTAGCATTAGCCTCGTTGAATTCGCGAGTTTGAGTGAATGGGTTTGTGCCCTTTTTGTTATAAATAAAGAACCCAGCGATTGTCGCCAAACGGGTTAGTTTTACAATGGCATCACTGATCCCCTGGGCGAAGGCATCGATTCCTTTAAGTGCGCCTTCAAATCCGTTGGCCCCACCTAATTCAGTCATTGCCTGAAGTAAGCCTTTGCCAATCGTCTCTTTGGCATTTTCGGCTGCAACCGTGAGTTTGTCTAGCTTGCCAGCATAAGAATCAGCGGCAACCGTGGCCTGGCCAGCCGATACCTTA